GAGGGTTTGGATCCTTGTCTTTCTGTCTTCCTGTCGTCAGGAGACTGGTCACTTAACATAGCGAGGGTAACATGCCGACTACAGAAACTTCAGCGCCTGCCTCAACCGCCGTTTCCGGGGCTTGGGAATGGCGCTATCGTAACTGGACTCGGACCCCAGGCTATATCTCGGTGCCAAAGGACTCGTTGCCGATCAACCCGTATGTTGACTCTCGAAAGAAAGCTACCCAGCTTTTCTTTGAGGGTCAGCGTTATGTTGATTCAAACGGCACGGTTACTTGGAACCTGTCACCTCAATACCTGTATAATCTGAACCAGGTAATGGCTTGGGACAATGCTCTTATTGTCACAGCCGGCATCACGGAGAAGTATTATGCTGCCGTAAATGAGGCGACGGTACAGGCCTTAACTAAGGCCTCCGACTCTAAGATCAACCTAGCGGTTGCCTTAGCAGAAGGGCGGAAGACTGTCGATATGCTTATGGAAACGGCAACCCGTTTGTTTAATGCATATCGCTTCTTCCGTAAAGGTAAACTTAAGGAAGTTTACAAACTTTTGAACGTCGATCCTCGCAAGGGCCATAAGTCCTGGCTTGAGATGAAGTATGGGTGGATGCCCTTACTTAGCGACGTCAAAGGCGCTGCCGAATTCTTCGCGCAGCAACATTGTGGTAGACCTCTTCGCTTTACTGTCGTGGGCAAGGCTACACGGGACTTGTCCTATGTAGATAACCATACGATTAGTGGCTACGGAGGCGCCTCGATACTACATTCTCAAAGCTGCTTCGGCAGCATAGAGGTGAAAGTCAAGGCCTGGTTAGAAGTGATCAACCCTAACCTTTCTACCGCCCAACAGCTCGGTTTGACCAACCCGATGCTGATTGCCTGGGAAGTGGTTCCTTTCAGTTTTGTTTTCGACTGGTTCATTTCAGTCGGGAATTATCTGGGAGCTCTCACTGCCCTTCATGGGCTGAATGTTCGACGCTCAATGCTTGCGACAAAGTTTATCATCAACTCTGAGTCTAGTTATCCTTCCAGTTCGATAACGAACTCTGGGACGACTTTTATCAGTGGTGGTGAGACTTTGAAGCTTCATCGCGAAGAATATCAGCGGGCACCTCACCCGATCGAACCGTGGACGTTATATCCGCCGCGTAAGGAACACCCTCTAGATATTACGAAGGTGATCACATCGTTGGCGTTATTTCGTCAACTATCGCGCTAGTTTAGCGCTAAACTACCTGGAGTTTTCCAGGATTTTCTTCCTCCTAGGAGAGTTTTATGGCAGCAGCTGCCGACCTTACCCTCAAGAACAACGCCGCCGCAAACGTGACGTTCAATGTCTATTCGGTTAACACCGATAGCGTTGAATGGATCGAGAGTGGCGCAACGTCGATTCTTGGTACGTCGCGTATGGTCCTGAGTCGCAAGATTCCGGCCGACAAGGCGAACGGTGTTTATCGCATCGGGGGCAAACTCACGCGTCCCGTGGTCAACGGAACGACGGGAGCTTTGGACGGTACCGTAACTGGTACCTTCGAGATCCTGCGCCCCGCAAAACTGTCGGTGGCCGAGGTCGATGAACTGGTGGCGCGCTTCAAAGAAGCCGTCGCTCAGGCCATCGTCAAGGCCGCCGCAGAATCCGGCGCAATCCCCACTTAATTTGGAGTGAACAATGAGTATCTCAAGTGATTTGAGCCTCATCAGCGACGTGGCCTTGCGCCTGTCGTCGGAGCTTGCGTTCCTCAGTGATGAGGTTCGCTCGCGTCGATTGTCCACTGCGGAGAGACGGTGTCTTCACGACATTGTTTCCGCTGCTTCTGGGCGACTGAACTTCTGCAATCTTGCTGTCAAGACTTACTGGGACCTAAAAGATCCTGTTGGTTTAGATGGTGAAGTTGTGGATATCTCCCTTAAAGGTGAGGAGGAGGAGGTCTTGACTCCTGAACGGGCAGCCCTTATCTGGGTCAACGTTCTAAGTCTCGATCTCCCATCTTTCGATTTGCTTTTCCCGAAAGGGGAGGGCAAGCGTGAAAGATGACTCTCGGTTCTGGAACAGCAATTACCGATCGAACCGCAAGGAACGAAAGGAGTTGCTGGGCTCCCTGAGCGCAACGCTTAGGGACTTCAGAGCTCGTCCTGAGCTCTTAACTACCGTTGCTACGGACCTTTATGTTTCACTCAACACACCTATCTCGCTTAGCTGCGAGATTCTCCTCCGTTATGGAGAGCACGAGCAACTTGCTCGGAAATCCATCGATCCGGGTCATTACCGGTATTCTTCTAAGTTTGCTGATGACTATCAAGCCGTCAGCTTCCTCAAGAAGTACCCGGGCGCCATCCCTGGCGTCGATCCGGAAGCAGCCTCCAAGATTAAGTTCGAAGAGGCCGAAGAGGCGTGTCGGCTGACCAATGCTCGTATCAGATCTTTTGTTTCCAGCCCGCTTGCGGTGCCTGGTCCGGTAAGGCGGTCAATCTCGACCGCTTCGGATTCAATACAGAAGATCATCGGTACGACGGTCAATAGCCGTGAGTGGATCGTAGCGTGTCGGTTTGGCCCAGGTGCGTTTAACCACCCCGGGGTCAGGGGACTAACATCCCTTTACGATAAGCTGCAAGTCCGCCCATCCGTGTCTAGCGACATGGCTGAGCTTGGGGCATGTCTCGTGACGAGCCTGCCTCATTGGGCCCGTTCTATAACCGATAGCGAAACCGTAGGCTTTTGGCCTATAGTCAAGCAGTCGGACTTAGAAACGGTTCCTGGCAACCGAGTAACGTTCGTGCCTAAAACCGCCGTCGTTCACCGCGCCATAGCCGTAGAACCGCTTTTGAATATCTACGCCCAACTCGGGCTAGGTACTATCTTGCGTCGTAAGCTTAAACGTGGTGGTATAGACCTTGATGATCAGTCCGCTAATCAGCGGGCTGCTAAACAAGGTTCGATAGACGATTCTCTTGCTACCATCGATTTGAGTTCTGCTAGTGACACTGTCGCTAAAGAGCTCGTTAGGCTACTCCTTCCAGAAGGGTGGTTTAACGTTCTTGATTTATGTCGATCAAAAGTCGGCTTTTATCAAGATAAGTGGTTAAGGTATGAGAAATTCTCCTCTATGGGGAACGGTTACACCTTCGAGCTGGAGACCCTGATCTTTCTAGGGCTCTGTCACGGAGTGTGTTCCGAACTGGGCATCAGCACTGAACAAGTGCTGGTGTACGGTGACGATATAGTAGTCCCTGTTGCCGCTTATGACTTGTTGGAACAGGTTCTGACCTTCTGCGGATTTTCCCTTAATCGGGTTAAAAGCTTTAAGTCAGGCCCTTTCCGGGAGTCATGCGGTAAGGATTACTATCTAGGCCATGATGTCCGTCCATTCTTTCAAAAGGAAATACTTGATGAGAGTCAAACTCTCTTTCGCCTCGCTAATGGTATCCGTGGCGTTGCTCATCGGAGGAACAGCCGTGATGGCTGTGACCTTCGACTGCTTCGTCCATGGAATGCCGTCGTGCGTGCGCTCCCTCGCTCAGTCTCTAGAAACCTTCGTGTCCCGGCTCATGCCGGAGATTCCGATGGAATAAAGAGTAACTGGGACGAGAGCCAGAGTTCCCTCTTTGTCATCTCTAATAAAGATGGCTGGGAGGGTGTCTCTGGTATCAGGTATCAGGCTTGCCCTATTGAGGGCCCCAAGTGTTCTAACATGCTTGGTGTAGTGGCCAGTCTACTATATAGCCTGTCGGACGGTGGTAAGTTTCGCGCTCAAACGCTGGATATGACCCGTGAGGGTTATATATCGTGGCTTAATGAGCAAGAGGATTCCGTAGCTGTTTCTCCTAGACAGCAACGGGGTTGTACTTACCTGTTACGAG